AAATTATAGACGATATTTTACTCTACCATGAAAAAGACAAATTCCAGGCCTTCGGGGTCGAGTCGATCCAGTTTCAGGAATTCTTTGCGAACACGCTTGAGAAAGAGGCCCATAAGAGAAATCTTACGCTCAATGTCATCGAGATTATGCCCCACACGGACAAGAGGCTCAGGATCGAGACTCTTCAGCCCTGGATCAAAAATGGCTGGATCCGGTTCAAGAAAAATCACCGGACCCTGGTCGAGCAATTAAAATATTATCCGATGGCCGATCACGATGACGGCCCCGATGCACTGGAGCAGCTCAAATCGATGATCGAGAAAAATATCGGCGGCCCCATCGAATACCAGACCACGGGCGTGAAGAGAGAGTTCACGAGGATGGAGAGTTACATGAGATAGGGAGATGGGGAGATGGGGAGATAGGGAGATGGGGAGAAAGATTCCGATCATTACCGACGAAATCGCAACCGTCGAGAAAGACATCACACAATACTATCTCGGCAAAGTCCTGATCAATCCCGATACCGTGCTCTCTTCAGAGGCCAGGGGAGAAGGACTGAAATTATACGAAGACCTTGAGCGTGACGACCGGGTCTTTTCCGAGATGCAAAAGCGAAAACTTGCGGTCATCGGAAAAGAATGGTCCATCGAGCCTGCAAGTGATGATGTGCAGGACATGAAAATAGCGGAGTTCGTCGAGGAAAATCTCAAAGAGATCAAATTCGACCGCGCCTGTGAGGAGTTGCTGGACGGCATTATTAAAGGATTCAAGGCCGCAGAGATCATGTGGGACTACTCCGAGGGAGACATCTGGATCAAAGAATACCGGGGCCGGGATCCCCGCCGCTTCACTTTCGACAAACAGAATCAACTTCGGCTTCTTACCTGGGCCAACATGATTGAGGGCGAGGAGATCCCCGATCGGAAATTTCAGCTCTTCCGGTTCGGAGAAAAGAACAACAATCCCTTCGGCACCGGCCTGGGGAACAAACTCTACTGGCCGGTCTGGTTCAAAAAGAACGGCATCAAATTCTGGGCAATCTTTCTGGAAAAATTCGGTCAACCCACTCCCTGGGGAAAATATCCATCGGGCACAATCAAAGAACAACAGGATAAACTTCTCGATGCCATCAAGTCCATGCAGACCGATGTAGGCATCGTCACTCCCGATAACATGACCGTCGAGCTTCTTGAGGCGGCCAGGGTAAGCTCCGTCGATAGCTACGGAAGATGGGGCGATTTCTGGAACACGGCCATCACGCTCGTCATCCTCGGGCAGAGCGCAACGACCGAGGGCACACCCGGAAAGCTCGGGGCTGAAACTGAGCGCTCCGAAGTCCGGCAGGAATATGTGAAGGCCGACGCCGACCGGCTCTCCGAATGGCTCAACGAACAGTCGATCAAGTGGCTCGTCGATTACAACTTTGAGGGAGTCAAAAAATATCCGAAGTTCTGGAAGCGCACCGATCCGGAGCAGGACCTCAAACCTCTGGCCGAGAGAGACCGCATCCTGATCAAAGAGATCGGAGTTCCCACGCCGGTCAGTTACATCCGTGATACCTACGGGATCCCGGAGCCCGAGGAGGGGGAGGAGATGATAAGCGTTCCGCAAGGCCAACCGCAACCGTTTGGATTCGCTGAAAAACAGAGTCATCAGTCATCAGTTATCAGTCATCAGTCCCGCGGCAGGCACAAAAAAGGAAAGGTTTTTACTGATAACCGGTCACTGATCACCGATCACTCTATTTTTGCCGAATCTGAGGATGCCTGGATCGAAGCGTATCTTAAAAAAATCTCGCCTTCGCTGAAAAACATGAAGGCGGGCGCTATCGAGGAAATCAGAAGTTATCTGAGAAAACAAAAATCCCCTCCTCCGGAGGAAGAATTTGTTGAGGCGCTTCAGTGGATTCTCGGCAACAACTACAAAAAAATCGATCACGCGGCTATCACAGATGCTGTGGCCGACACCTATCGGAATTACAAGTTGGCCGAGAAGGTTGTTGAAACCGTGGTGGGATTTGGCAGGGCCGATGTCAGGGCCATAAACTTTCTTGCGAACGTCGATCGCCTCTATCTTTCCAGATTTCTCTCAAACCCCGACGCCCAGGCTGCGACAATGGAGTTTTTGAAAACCCGTTTTCTCGAAGGAGGAGAAGGCTTATTTGGCGCCGGAGATCCAAAGGTCTGGAAAGAATTTTCCAACGCGCTCTCCCAGCACATGACCGACCTTGAAGGATATCAGGTTCGAAGGATCATCGAGACGGGCGTTCAGAGAACCCGTAACTGGGCTCATATTTCTCAGCTCAGCGAAGCGGGCATTGCCGAGATCGAGATCGTGGAGCCGACGATGGAGTGCCCATTCTGCGCATCGATGGACGGGAAAATTATCCAGGTGGATATCGCCTTTAATCGTATGTCAAAACAGGCGGCGATGACTCCGGAGGAATATGAGGAGGATCTCAAGAACAATCCTCCGTCTCTGGATAGCATCGAAGACTTTGTGGATCAAGGATTATTGCCTCCCTACCATCCACATTGTAGGGGGAGAATCATAAAAAGAGTGAGCAGTAATCAGTAATCAGTTTAAGAATATGGAACTAAAAGCAACCGTAAAAATCGAAGGCAAGCTCATGAAGGACCTGCTCGATAAGCCCGAAGAGGTTATGCGCAAATCTATCTGGGCGGGCCTGACGAATCTGGTCGAAGAGATCGAGGCCAGAGCAGTGAAAGAGGCTCCGACAAAGACCGGGAATCTGGTCAATTCAATTACGAGTTCGGTCTCTTCAGATGGCAAAAGAGCTGAGGTCAGGGCCACGGCTCACTATGCCGAGTTCGTTCACCGTGGCACGGGGCTTTTTGGTCCATTCAAGCAGAGGATTTTCCCGACCACAAAGAAGGCGCTCTTCTGGCCGGGCGCATCGCATCCGGTCAAATCGGTCAAAGGCCAGAAGCCAAACCCATTCTTTGCCAGGGCGCTGAAGCAGATCAAACCCCAAAGGGTTTTTGAGGATGGTGTGGCGGGATACCTCAAACAGATAGGGGGATAGGGTGAGGATGAGATGAAACTCAAGGATGCAATAAAAGCAGGAGATCTGGCCGAGCAACTTGGAGTAAGCAAAGAGACCGTCCTCGGCTGGAGAGAACTGGGAATGCCCTGGGTTCAGATCGGGAAAGAGATCTATATTATTGAGACCTCTTTTATGAAATGGGTTAAGAGCCGCGAAACAACGAGTAATGCACAGGATGCGCCAGAACAAGACTTCTTCGGTCGGCCCATATCAGAGCATAGACCCCGAGAGAATTGACCTTTTTACATAGGGTTTAGGGGGTGGATATAGGGTGTTTAGGGGGTGTTTGGATGGGGTTTGAACCTGAGAGTTTCAAGGTCACTGACCAGTTTTTAAACCAAAGTTATCAGTTATCAGTCACTGGTCACTGGCGACGGGAGGAAAACATGGACTTAATCGAGATTTTTAAGATTGGAACCCATACCGACTCTGCCGGCAAGACCCGGGAATGGACGGATAAAGACCTCGAAGAGATCGCATCATTATATAACCCCGAGATCAACGAGGCCCCGATCGTCATCGGACACCCCGATCACGACTCCCCGGCCTATGGCTGGGTTGAATCCCTCAAGGTCGATGGCGGCAAGTTGCTCGCAAAGGTCAAAGACGTCGCCGAAGAATTCAAAGACTGGGTCAGGCGGGGCCTCTATAAGAAGGTTAGCATCGCCCTCTATCCGGATCTGGGGCTCCGTCATGTGGGATTCTTAGGAGCAACCCCTCCGGCAGTCAAGGGTCTTAAGCAAGCGACCTTTGGGGAAAAACCGGCGGCCTGGAAGATCGAGACCGAATTTCGATACATGGAATATTGGCAGCAGGAAACCGTCAAAAACATTTTCGGTCGTATCAGGGACTGGATGATAGATAAATTCGGCCTCGAAGAGGCGGATAAGGTCATTCCATCTTTTGAAATCGACGCTCTCAAACCAGAACCAAAAGAGACTGCGGCTGTACCCGTTCCGCAATATTCGGAACGTGATTCCAATAAAGGAGGAAAAACTATGGACGTATCAAAATTCTTTACAGATCTGAAGGCCCTGGTCATCGGGGGGGAGAAGGAACTCGTCACTCCAGATCCCGGCGGCGCAAAATTCACAGAGGCAGAAGTTCAGGCTAAGGTTAACGCGGAGAAAGAGAAAGCCTATGCCGAGGCCGCGAAAGAGCGGAAGGAGAAGGTGGAATTTCAGGAGAAGCTCCGCACGATCGAAACCAAAGCCCGCAAGGATGAAATCCACACCTTCTGCGAAGGGTTGGCCAAAGAAGGCAAGCTCATCCCGGCATGGCAGAAAATGGGAATTGAAGAATTCCTCTTCAGTTTGGACAATTCTCAACCCATGCAATTTGCCAGCCCGCCCGCCGAAGCTCTTGTGCAGGCGCGGTGGTTCAAAGACTTCATCACCGAACTTCCGAAGGTCGTCACCTTCAGGGAAGTTGCGGGAGGCGATGGCCCGAACACCGGCGGATCGGCAGCCGAGAAGCTCTCGGCCCT